TTGATAAATTCAGGAGATTCTATTGTTGCAAGTGATTTATGCATCATAGTATCTTTCCTTTCTTCATTATTTAAATTTGAATAAAGCCATAATTAAATTATTATATCTTGTCCTTAATTAACCTTTACTCTCTTCATTCATAATTGTTTTTTCTGATTTTTCATCATCAGCTTTTTCAGGTCTTCCCCCTGTACTTCCTGTATCTTCTTTAACTTTAGTTGGGCTACCACCACTCTTAGTTTGAGCAATAGCTTCCGCATTCATAGTAGAAGACATTAATGGAGGTACAAATACGTGAACTAAGTCTAATAAGTCATTTTCAAAATATGCATTTGCCAAGATTGAACTTTGTGATTGTCCAAGCGCAATTTGTGGCAACATCTTTGAGTAACCTAATTGAGTTTGTTCTTTATAAAGTTTTGACATCTCTTTGTAATTATAAATAGTAGTAGTTAAAATTTGAACTCTATAGTAATATTTTTTAGGATTAGTATTAAATTTCATTGATATAATATCATTTAAGAATGATTCAAATTGAACTAATAAATTGTACATAGATGCTTCATCGTTTAAAATTGATTTTTCTAACGCAATATTACCATCTGTATTGAATTGCATCTGAGATACACCAGCTTCATTGTAAATAGCCCTCTCAACTTTCTCTAATTCATCCATATTTGTTGAATTACTGTTATCTCCCATATCCGCAACATCTACATCTGCAAAAGTTGTTAAAACATCAATACCGATTGCTTTTGATAACATCTTAACTGCATTATTATGTAATTGTTGTGCTTCATCTACGTCAAACACTAAATCGCCATTTTTATCAAGTGGCATTTTTTGAATTATAATTTTTAATAGCTTTTGAGCCATTTTTTTACGATCTAATTCCTTAGCTTCATCTAAATCTACAATAGCAGGAATAACTGATACAAATGCTGGAAAATCTTCACCGTTGATATTAAATTTAATAACGTTCTTAGGTTCTAATAAATACCACCCTTGAGTGTCTCCATTAAATTGAGGAAGTAATTTTCCTTCTTTATATAAGATATATCCTTTTTTAAATTCTGCAGGGAACAAGTTTAACATTTTAATTTTTTGAGTTGTATCTTTAAATACTACATCAAAGAACTTCATATTAAATTCTACTGCAGGGCGTCCATTAACTGTAAATCTTGAACGACAGAAATTAGGTGGTAATTCTTGGATAGTCATTCTTTCTTTTTGAGGAATTAAATATCCATAATAACATCCATTTCTAACAACTTTTAGAGCAACTTCTCCAAAAAATCTTTTAACTTCAAAGTTATCTAAGTAATTTAATACTTTATAGAAACTTTGTAAAACTTTATTGTCGACTTTTGCATTTTCTGTTTCTTCGTTGATATATGGAGTTATCATCCAATCATATCTATATAAATATGCCATATAACGACATAATCTTGAATAGATACCACTAGTTTTATAAAAGAAATTAGAAATTTCTCTCATATCCTCAAAATTTCCAGTATGAATAGCTCTTAAGATAGTCTCTTTATTAGCTAATCTCTTGTCAAGTTTTTTAAGATCTCCCCATTCTACGACAGCATCGTCTAATGTTTTTACACCAACTCTTATCTTTGAAAAATCTGTTGCTTCAAAAGGTATTTGACTTTGGGTGTCATGATCGTTGGCTAATTCTATCTTAAAGCCTTTTTTCTTTATTTCTTCTCTTCTATTTATCAAAGACAGACACCTTACCTTTCTTTCTTTATTAAGTATATCATAAAATTTAAACTTTGTCAACTTTTATATAAATCTATATAAATTAATATCCGCCTTGCGCATAATATAAATTCATGATATAATCATAATTAATGCGGCCCTCATCAGTATACGGAATTGCTAATAGGATTATATTATGTTCTTTACAATACTCTCGTTTTTTCATGTCATTATATTGCTGTTTACGCAAACCTACATATCCACCAAATTTACTTTTTGGCTCATAATGTTGAATACCTTGATATTCAATTAAAAATTGTAATTCATATTCATCATCAAAAACTGCAAAATCAAATCTTAATGGGCGTCCGCTTGAACTAACTAATCCATCAAAAGAGTATTCTTGTTCAAAGACTAGTCCTGCTTGAGTTAAAACTTCTTCAATTTTTATTTCTCCTCTACTTGCTCTCACTTTTATCGCCTCCTAAAATATTTAGGGATATGATATACTCAGAATATTCCTTAAAATATTTCTATACTTATTTTAAATTACTCAAGACTAAATAATTTAATTTTGTCCAAATATTAAGCACTACCGAAAAACATCATATCCGCAATATTTCTTTTCTTTCTCTTTTTTCTTCTATCTTCATCTAACTTAATATAATATAAACCATATTCAAATGCAGAAAATTTATCTTTCTTAATACTTTTTGAAGATTGTTTAAGAATAATATTAACACCTTCATTTTCTTCTACCAAATTAAGCATTTGCTCTCTCAAAATAGTTGTTAATGTAAAAGGTTTTAAATATTCTGCTCTTTTATCATTATCCATTTGTTGCCCCATTTTAGTAGACATAAGTTTTACTTTTGCTTGTCCTTCATCAATTAAGAATTTAATTTTTCCACTTGCTAATTGAGTTTGTACATAAGCATGAGCTTCTGTGTTAATAGGTGCGTTTGCTTTTATTAAAAAGATAGCATTTTCTTCTACTCCAGGACCCTTAATCTTTTTATATGGTTCAATAGCATCATCTGAAGTTCCTCCTTCAACACCAAATGGTGGAAGTTCATCTCCAGTTTCAGGATCTAACTGAGCTTTTGTCATAAAATCTATTAAACCAGCTCCAAGACCGTTGGCGTCAATTGCCGCAATTCTTGCCTTATATTTATAAAATAATTTTTTAATATTAATAGATTGTACCTCAAAATCTTCCGCATCATAAGTGTAAATATTAACAAGAGTCTTCAAGGAAGCCCCTTGCACTTGCGGAGTTACCTTAAATATGCAAACTTCGGTAGTACAGTTTAAACGACCAACGTCGACTCCAAGTACATAGAAAGCATTTTTACTACTCCTTCCGCTATGTTCATATTCAGGTTGAAGTAAAACTCTATGCTTATCAAACTTTTCTGCAGAGAAGAATGCATTTTCCGCATCTCCACTCCATTCAGATTCATACTCACGCGCGAAGGAGCTATCATTATAAGTTCCATCTAATTTAAGTTCCTCAATGAAACTCTTACGCAATAACTTCTCCATAACTGGAACACGCCAAGTTCCGCCTAGAACTATCGCTTGTCCTGGGTCAGTAATCTGTTGAATAAGTGTTTGAATTAATTTTTCGTATGCAAATGAATTCTTCCATCCAGCAGTTGTTACATAGATTTGGCTCTTGTTGATAACCTCTTCTTCGTGACGGCTACCATCTGCAAGACGCCTATCTACGTTCATCGTAGGGATGATAACTTCGTTTAGTAATGTTTGGTCTACAAGGATACACTCTTCCACAAGTCCGCCAGTGGCACGCTTACCACGGGAAGATTGTTGTGCAGCCATGATATCAAGTTTACTGCCATTTTTAAACAAATACTCAACCATGTTTTTAGATGCTTTTGATGCACCTCTTGTCCAGTCTATCTCATTTTTAAGACCTGGGATTAACTTACATAACTCTTCTGCTTTTTCTCTTGCGATTCCCGCAGCTTGTTCCTTACCACCTGTAGTAACAAATAAGTGAGCTCCTGGGAATAATACACATCTTAACATTAATATCAACACTGATAAGAATGATTTAGAATAGGCACGAGGGAAGGTTGCATATGCATACCTATGACGCATTACCGCCCTTAAAAATAATCTTTGATAAAAAAACAAATGAAAGTTCTCTGGGTTTGTTTCTCCACATAAGAACTCAACAAACATATCTGGATATTCACGCCAAAAGGCGATATATTGGCGGATAATCGGAAGTTGCTCTCTAATACGCTCTTCAGAAAGCCCCATCTTCTTTCCGCCCTTAGATAAAGATAGTTCCATTAAATCTTGTAAAGCCATCTTTATTCATCTCCTTGAGCATCTAATTCTTTTTGTGCTTCTATACTATTATAAAATTCTTCATAATCTTCATCAATAAGTTCTGGAGTTTCTCCATCCATCATCAACGCAGTATCTTCAACCTCATTCATTTCTCTTTGAATTTGAATTTTCTTTAACGCATCCTCTATTTGTTGGCCAAAACCTAAATCTTGAGTAACTAATTTATGTACATAACTGTTCATATCCTTTAAAGTTAAATCTACTTTATCTTGAGGAATATCTGTAGCATATCTCGGAATGAACCCATCTCTCTCACACATAGCCACAAGTTCACCAACTGAATCAACGTAATCATTCTTTTGCTCCTTGTTTTGTGCTGCTGTAAACTTAGCAGACTTTCTTAATGATTCAGATACTTTTGATAATTTTTGGAAACCTTCTACATCTCCGCAATCAATAGCCTGATTCATCTTTAAATTTGTTTTACACAATAACACAAGAGTGTTAATAGTGTCCGCATCTTGAATATCAAATGAGTTCATCATCTCATTATAATTTTTTTCTAATTCAATCCAATCTGCGGGAGTATATAATCTTCCCCATTTCATTGCTAAATAGATTTTATCTTCATCTGTT